GGCCAAAGCCTGCGCTGCTAGTTCAGTATAGATACCGCTAGGCTGGTTAGATGATCCAGTACCGTTTAGTACAGCGTTCTCTAGGCCTTTGTTGAACGAAAGGTTGAGCTGCTGAATTACGCGCTGCTCAATTCCACGGCTGTACTCTTGGCGCAGCAGTTGGTTTGACATAGACGCAGAAATTACGGCACGCTTAGGCGACATAGTAACTTTATCAAAGTTGATGTCTTGAACGGTGTCGGTTCCGGTTTCGGTCTGCCAGTTTAGCGTGTAGCTAGACGTTTGCTTAGGAAAGTCGATATTACCTACTAGGTTCTCTGCGATTGAGCAAAGGCCAAGCGTAGGTGTGTTGGGGTACAAAAAGTCGATATAACGTCCTGGCTCGGTAAATACCAAGTCGCCGCCAAGGTTTCCACCGGTTCCGCCAGTAACTGACTGTGTACGGGTAAAAAGCATTTCGGGCATGTTGATAGCGTGCATGTCGCGAGCGTCAACTCCGAGCCTGCGCTTTTCGCTTAAGCCTTCCTGGTTTACTTCGGCTTCTACGCCAGTAAGTTTACCATTGCGGGCTTCGTTGATAGCCTTAATGATGTTAAATTTTCCAAGGTTGCGAGCTTCGCTCTTTGAAAGCTGACCTTGTACAGCTGATGCATCTACAAAAGTGTTAGCTCTTGTTTCTGCCTCGTTTTCGTGATTTTCCACGGTTTCGGGGTTTTGGGTTAATTGTTCAGGTTCTGCCTCTTGTAAGGCCTTTTCTAGCGACCGTAATGCTACGGACGTAGTGGGGTTAGCCCCGCGAGGGGTTAGGCTAATGTCGTACATTTCGCCAATTTTTTCTATAACGCGTGTGGGTTTTTCGCTGCGTACGTTCTCCCAGCGCTCTTGCTTAACTGTAAAAGCCCAGCTTGCCTGGTCTACGTCGCCGCGACCTACTAGGGTGCGTACCTCGTTACCAGTTGACGTATCGGGCAAGTCAAAACGAAACTTTAGGCCCTCTTGGTCCTGCTCTAGGCTTAGGGTGCCCTCGCCGTATTTGGACCTAGCTAGTACTCGGTCGTAGTCGTGGTTGTAAAGGGCGTGTACGTCGTAGTCGTTTAACTCGCCTAGCGCGTTAACGTCTATGCGCTCCATAAAAGAACCCATATCGTACTCGTTCCAGTTAAGGGCGTAGCCTTCTACGGTGTTACTCTCCGTTACCGGTATCGTCCGGCTGCGTATTTCCTTCTCCATTTTGTTGGTCTGTGCTGCCCATATGCATGGGCTTGTTGTATATGTCGCCGCCCTCAATAGGTGCCAAGCCCTCAGTGCGGCGTATTTCGTTGGCGCTCATTACGCCTATGTTCCAGTAATTGACGTTACGCTGTACTTCAGTGCTAATGTCGCCACGCATAAGGGCCTTAAGGTCCAGCTGGAACACACGGTTACCACTTAGTAGCTTGTTGGTAAATTCCATTTCGATTACCTCAATCAATGGGCGGATGCAGTCGCTGACAAACTGCGCGTTTTGCGCCTCTATGCTGTTGGCGTAGCCTGCGCCGTCCATGTGGCCAATTTTGTGAGGGGGGACGCTGTAAAGGCGGCAGATTTCTTCAACACTAAACCTCAAGCTTTCGATTAACTGCGACTCTTGAAAGTTCGCGGCTACCGGCTTGTATTCTGCGCCCTCAGTTAGAACAGCGGTCCGCCCCTTGTATTCTTTGTTTAGTTCGTCGAACTGTCGGCCTATTTGCTTAACGCGGTCCGCGTCCCTAATAGTGCCTTGAATTTGTAAGATGCCTTTAGGCATGCCCCCGTTGCCATAAAACCCGCCCATATGAGCAGTTGCGGCCATTGAGGTGCCAATTATTTCCTTTGCGTAAACGATTGGGCTAACTCCGTTAATACCGTCAAAGCTCCAGTACTTTAGGTGTATTAACTGGTTGGGGTTTAGGCGTAGGTTAATACCGTTGCGTAAATGCAGCTGGTAGATTAGCTCGCCGCTGGTAGTGTCAACTGTTACTAGTTCGGTATCGATAAGCTCTAGGCCGGCTAGGTTGTTACCGCTACGTACCGGCAGTACGTAAGCGTTACCGCGCAGCAAAAGCTGCGTTAACATAGCCTTACGGAAATCGTAGCTATTGTACGCCTCGTTTGGTCGCTTGCTTACCAGGTCGTTAATAAGGCCAGGCTGGAATAGTAGCCCTTGCTCAGTTTCGCGGAACAGTTGCCAGGGCAGTGAGGCAATCGTATTGCCAATTAAGTTAACGCAGGCATACAAAGCGCTAACCTTTGGCGCGTTTGTGCTGCTCACGTTCTCGCCCGCTAACGTAGTGTTACCGCCAAAAAGATTGATTAGCCAGGGCTTAGGGCTTATTACTCCACTAACACTACGCTTTATACGGTCATACCATGCCATTACACAAAGTTACACAAAAATTATATCTAATTCCTCATATGTACTCATTCCAGTGCTCGCATTGTGAACATACCCTGCTAACGCCGTAATTAGGGCAGCCGTGCCGTCTATGCGGTCCGGTGCCTTATCCTTTTGGAACGTCCAGTTGTCGTTCTTATCAATATGCAGGCTGGTGTTCGCAATCATCCAGGCGGTAATAGGGTTGCCGTCGTGTGTTATGCCTTTAGTCGTTACCATACGATAAAGTAGCTTCATTGGCTCGTTTACCATGAGCGCCGACTGGCGGACCTCATAACAGAACTGCTTACCGTATTTGCTGCGTAAACGCTCCACGGTTTCTGCTGCGTTCCAGGGGTCAAAGAAAATGCCCTCGACCGGGTGCTTGTCAATTATGCTTTCAATCATTGCTATACGGTGGTCGGTTGTGGTTACCTCACCCTTCACCATGTCCAGCTGGCCATTCTTAATCCAGTTGCGTGCTAGGTTCGGGTACTTCTGCTTTCGCTTAGTCATGGCGTGGTCCGTGATTTGGTAATACTGGACCGTATAAAAGCGTTCGCCATTAAAGTAAACCACCGCATAGGCTGTAAAGTCGTTAACAGCTGCAAGGTCAACCCCTAAAAAGCAGCGCCATTTATCCACGCCTTTAGGTTTGGGACCTTCACACTTTAGCCACTTACCTAATTCAATGTAGGGCTGGGCGCTACCGGCCCACTGGTTAAGGTGGAGCTTACGTAAACTTAGTAGCGTGGGTTCGTCGTGCTTAGCTGTATTGCTTAACTCTTCTAAGTATTGTAACGTAACCGTTATACCCAGGGACGGGTTAGCCTTGGCCCATACCTTCGGGTCGTGCGGGTCCTCTTCGTCCGTAGCTCCGTAAATGATAGTTAGCCAGCTTGGGTCTATGCTTGGCTGCTCCTTTACCCGTTCTGCGTATTCGTGCCATTTGTGGGCAAAGCTGTAAGCGCTGCCTGCCGTGGTAATAGCTACCATTTGGCTAGGGCGTGATGCCATCGACGTGCGTAGTGCTTCCCACAGTTCCGGACCCTTTACCTCATTCCAGCTGTGTATTTCGTCGCATAAGATAAAAGACGGGTTTAGCCCGTGGTTACTGCCCCCGTCGCTGGTAATGGTCTTTAGGTAGCCGGGCTTGCCCTTTAAACGTATTTCCTTACGGTAGGGTTCTAGTACCTTTTGCAGTTCCGGGTTAAGCAAAATCATGTTTCGCACGTAGCCAAACAAAATTCCGGCCTGCTCTCTGGTTGCAGCTGCTAGGACTACCTGGGGGTTAGTGCCCTCCTTAAATCCCTTGAGCATATGGGCTATTGCTAGCATAGCGATAAAAGCGCTTTTACCATTCTTGCGTGGTATTTCTAGCCATACCATACGCTTGCCCTCAGCGTCGCGTATAAGCTTACGCTGCCATTCCATAAGCTTTACTGGTTGCCCGGCTCCGCTGTCCTCAGTTAAAACGCAAAAGCGCTCAATTATAGATTCAGTCCAGGTTAACTGCATCGCCCACAATCTTACGCAGTTTCTCTATTTCGGCGTTTGCCTGCTTTAGTGCTTCCATTGCTGGGTTTTTTCTTAGTACTGGTTTGCCTCGGTCGGTTACTGCTTCCAGTATTGCTCCGTGAGTATCTATACTCCTTTCGCATTCTGCCTTTACTCGCTCCCAGCGTGCTAATTCCTCAATCATTTGGCTAAAATAGGTTATTTGGGGTATCCTGAGTCCCTCCCTGGTCAAAGGAAAAGGTGACGGTGGAATTTACCGGGTCCGCTTTTGAGATAGGACCCCACCCCCGTTCACCTGCCGTCTTACGTCCATGACATTGAATACAA